TGAATTTAACTAATAGGCCTGTAGTTCCAGTGGAGGGGGCAGATAACTTGATTTATTCTGGAAGTACTATTACTTCAAGTACTGATGGCTCAGGCTTTCTTGTGGGAACCGCAGTTAATAATACAGAAACAAAATTATATAAAGGGTCGACAAGTTCCGACACGGGTCCTTTCGATGGTAGCTCATCCATGTCTGCGAACAATTTTATAGTTTGTGGTAATCAAACTGAGGCCGGGGTTGTAGCACAATTCTCAGGAAGGATCTCTATCTATTCCTTGGGTATTGGGTTAACATCAGGGCAGGTATCAGCTTTTAATAGCGCTGTTTCAGCTTTAGAACTTTCATTAGAAAGAGGGGATTTTGAGGCTAGTAATTCAGACGCTTGGAAATGGGCTAATATAAATGTTCCTGCTAACGGCGGCCTCGTTAGCCAGAAACAAGTTACAGCGGTAAACAAGTTCATGGATTCAATAAGTAACATCCATAATCTAAGAGACTCTATTAAAAGAATGAATCTTTTCGTTGGGGAAAATCTTAACGCCGCCTTGGTTCCTGTCGTATCTGATTTAGGGGCCTCCGTTGAGACAAATAATAATTTTATTTCTAGTGATTACATTTCTACGGGGCCTGACGCAGGACTAACAGGCGGGTCAGGTAAAACTTTAGATTTAAAAATAAAAGCTAGAGATTTAGGGGATAATTTTGTCATGGCTCTTAGGAGTAATTCGGGATCAACTTTTGATAGCTCTTCAAATGCTCCGATAATGGGAGTGGAGGAAGGATTCAGCTCGATGACGATGGGCTCTAACTTGGGTAAATTGTCATTCTTTACTTCGATTAGCAGCGCTCAAACTATAGACACATCCCATTACATTAAAACTCCCGCCATTTTTAAAGATTTACCTCGAAATTATAATGGCTGCGACATAGTTGGTAATAGTATTCTTGAGCCTTCCCTAAATACGGACGTTGGCGAATCTTCTTGCGAAACTTTAGAAAACGCTGTTTCTAGTTACGATATACCAAACCACAGTTTTATTGATAGCTCTTTAAGCCGAAAAATTCTTAACGATCGACTGTACTGCGATTATAGAAATTCGGACATCTTAAGCCGAGGTCAACAATTTTATGGTGACGCCGGAGTTAACTTTTCTATTGATCATGAGAAGGGGAGAAACTCTGAGGGCGTAGTGGCTCTGGGTGAAAATGGTGATTTTTGCAAAGGATTTTATTCTGTTCTCTGCTCGAAAGTTGAGGATTCGAATATTAGCAAACTTAAAATGTATAAAAATGGCCAAGAGATGGTAGAGTCTCAGATGGTTAATCAAAATATTGGCCCTGCAGCAGAAATAGCTTTATTCGGTAAGCGAAATGGAAGCGTTTTTCACTCCTTCCCTAGTTCAATAAATATCGATTTTTATTGTTTGGGTTCTAACGCTGAGACTCCTGACGCATCTAAAAATCCAGACGTTTTAGGTGATGGCTTTTTACCTAACGAAGTTCATAACTTCTTAATTCAACTAGATGTAGATTTAAACAGAAAAGACTTCCAAAAACCTGATGCTACAAACGGAATACTTGGTAATTTACAAACCTTAACTAGCGAGCTCGATCCCGAGGTCTCAAAATGGGCTAATGAAAAAGTCCCGAAAGTTGGGGGGAAATTAAATCCTGAGATAGTATTAGCTGTTAATGCTTGGATGACTAAAATTAAAGAACGAGCCGGATTAAGGCAAAAGCTTAAAAGAGTAAATCTTTTTTCAAGCGTCAACTTGGCGGGCGCTCTCGTACCCATCATTACAGACGAAGGGTACCCTGTCGACTTAAATCAAGGAACCGTTCAGTTTTCAGAGGATGATTTTATTCTCGGGAGACTGGATGCGGGGACTTCTTGGAGCAGTCTAGACTCCGTGCCCGAAAAATATTTAGATACAGGACTTAATCCGTCTAAGGCTGGTATAAGTTGGAGTAATTTTCATATGGGCTTTGCTAGCTCGTCAGAGAAGCTTCACGGAAACAAATTGTTCGGGGCACAAGGTTATCCTACCCCCATATCCGTAAATTGTGGAGACGTTATCGGAGACTCTACCTCGAACGACGAAGCCAGAATAAGCACTTACATTGAATGTACCGGAGGTGTTGATCACCGCGGTGCTGACCCTCGGGATCCTTTGACCCCGGGTCAATCTTGTCGACAATACCTTAATCCAAATTTGGCGCAAGGAAGATTTTCAAATTATATTCAACTCCCGTCCCATCATGAGGCAACTCATTCAACGCTTTACATGGTGACGAAAAACTCCCACGCACATCCCCACCATCTGAGGACTTTTCAAAATGGGATATTAAGAGGCATCAAATACAATGGATGGTATGAGAGCCTTGACCAGAAATTTAGAGAAGATAAAAATTTCCTTTTGTTTGCCGAACACGCAGATCAATTAAATTCATTTGAGCTGGTAGACGACATGATTAAGTATGGCGGTATGATTGTGCCTAGCAGGCATTCTTTAACTCCTATAAAATTTTCAGATGGTAGATATTATATATTTGCATTAACGGATCAAAAATTTACTTTACAGAATTTAGTTTACCCATCCTCGAATACAAACAACTGTTTTAAGGAATACGTATCGGATGTATATGGTTATGGATGGGAGCCATTAAATTATTCTGAGGTTAAAACCGAATTTTGGAATTCTGATAGACCAGAAGGAGTCTATAACTTCGATAGGTTAATCAAAGATTTAAAACACGGACATCGTTATGACAAATCTATTGGCTGGTTAGATCCTGATAATATGGAGGGTTTTGGAACCAATCATGCAACACAATCAAGCAGGCTATTACTCTACAACGATAAGCAATCGGCTGCTACAAAAGTTTTGAACACACACAACGCTTATGATTCTGACTTAGCTAGCAAAACTATAGTAAGAAATGTAAATTCATCAGATAAGGATGTAGCTTGTGGGACTTGCGGGTTTGATTTAGTAAGTGCTCCTGTCTTAATGAAAATAGAAGTCCCTAATTCTTTAAATTATTCGGATACTGTACATAATCAAACATGGGGCTCAGATATAACTTATTATAGTGCCGGAGTTACGATAGAGGATTCTGACGTATCACATCTCAACAGCGCATACCTCTCCTTTGTTGAAGCTCTGGATCTTAAAAATTATCATGGAACCCATCTAGGCGCATACTAAAACTAAAGAAAGGAAAAAATATGAAAATGATTATTCTTAACAACGAAGAACTTTCAGAGTTAGAAAAAATTAACTCAATGAACCTCCACTTGAATAGAGCTATACAAGCTGTAGAGCTAAGTGAGGGGGAGCATGGTGTAAATTCTGACATTCTTGAAGATCGCGTAACTTGGGAAAAGTGGATTGGTTTTTTACAGGATAAACCAGTAAAAGAAATTGACTTGGCTGATTTACAAAAAGATATCGACTCTTCTGAAGAAGAAAATTAATATCAAAAGTCTTTCTTTTATATATAATAATTAATGAAGACTTTATGCGCGGCTTTAATCGTCAAGAACGAAAGTAATGTAATATCAAGGTGTTTGAGTAGCTTAAAACCTTATATAGATTACTGGCTTGTCTGCGACACCGGCTCTACAGACTCAACCAAAGAGATGGTTCAGTCGGAGCTATCAGAAATCCCGGGAGAACTTCATGAAGTTCCTTGGGTTAATTTCGGTCACAACAGGAGCGAGCTTTTACGCTTAGCTAAGGGGAAAGCTGATTATTTATTATTGATAGACGCAGATGAAACCTTATCTGTCCACGATCCTGATTTTAAAAATAAGTTAAATTTAGATTCTTATTTAATAAAATTTGAAGGAGATTTAGAATGGAGGCAAAAGAAGTTAGTTGGTAATCATATTAATTGGGAATACAAAGGCGTTACTCATGAATATATAACTTCTAATGAGGATAAAAATTTTCAACCGGCAGACTTTATCAGTTTAAATCATTTTTGCGACGGGGCAAGAAGGCCAGAAAAGTTCGAAGACGATATAAGTCTATTGAGAAAAGGCATAAAAGAAGAGCCTAAAAATTGTAGATATTGGTTTTATTTGGCTCAGACCCTTTTCGATCTAGGGAGATATAAAAAAGCTTTAAAAGCTTATGATTCGACAATTCAGCTATCGGAATGGGATGAAGAAATATATTATTCTTTATTTAAAAAAGCCTTATGTTTAAAACATCTTAAGGGCTTTTTTCCTTATGACCAATTCTTTAAAGCTCATCAATTTCGCCCTTCTAGGTTCGAAGCTATCCATGAGATAATCAGACATTTTAGGGAGAAGGGTTATTACGACATGGCTTACTCTTTGTGCAAAAAGGAGATAAATAAGCCTGAAAGTCAAGATTTACTATTCATAGATAAGAGTTTAAACAACTACAAATTAAAAGACGAACTTGCCGTATGCTCATATTGGGTTGGAGAATTCGAAGAAAGCGGCAGATTAAATGAGGAATTGCTGAAAAACCCAAAAGTGCCAGAATTCGAAAAGAATCGAATAAAAACGAACCAGCAGTTTGCTGAAAATAAAATCAAAGAAAAGTGTAATTACTAGCGTATGAAAGTAGTAGACATAGCTGACGAACTGTTTAATGAGTTAGGAGGGCCCTCAACCCTATCTCTTCCAGCTATCGCTTACTGGTTAAGGACCAATATCGGGACTCTTAGTAATTATTTGAATGAAGAATTTAGTTTAAATTCTACGTCTTTAGATATAGAAAAAACAGTAGATGAGGAAAAAGTCCAAATCGATGAAGATGAAAAAGATATTTTAAAAAAGATGTATCATATTCATTATTATGATATTTTATTAAGAAATACTTTGGCTGCAGCTGGCACCGATAGCGTTGTCGAAATCCAGTCTGACGATACAAGAGTCAGAAGAATCAACAAAAACGAATTAACTAAAACTTATATCAGTTTGAAAAGGACCGAGCAACAAGAGCTTACCAAGTTAACAAACGGGTATAAACTTAAAAAATCTCAGCCTTTACAGATCGCTGGTGATGATACAATAAAGGGACAGTTTCCTCATAGGACTTACGAAAAAAATAAAAACAGGACTCAGGATTAAGCCATGGCTAATTTATTAAGCACTACAGACAAGGCTTACTTTACGGGCGTTCTGGGAGATCTTTTCGATACTTTTCAAAGACCCATTAAAGTCCATAAAGAGCCTTTGAAAAAAATCGTAAACCCTGCTGTAGATGTATACGCAGGGTATGCGGACACGTCTACTCCGGACAATATAGAATTTGTCCCTCAATCTAAAATTTTTGAAGCTATGATATCTTACGTAGATAAAAGTCAGTCTTCTTTAGATACAGATATAAACATTCAAATACCTAGAAACGCTTCTGTAAGAATTAAAGTTAAACAGGACTGTAGAGATTACATCAAAACAGGAAGAACTGAAAGGATAGAAATAGACGGAAAAAGCTTTAATGTTATTGGGCAAGAAAGCGTAAAATATAATTTTGGATATTACTTATTTGTATATTACTTGGAACTTACAAAATAATGGGAAAAATAAATAGACAGGTTTTTAAAAAAGAGATATCGAAAGCCTTTTCGAAAAGTAAGGTTAAGCATTTGGCCTTTGAGGAAGCTCAAAAAAAAATTGATAGAATTAGAAGAGAGGCTTTGATAGAGTTTAAGCAGCACCCTGTATCAAAAGAATTAAGATCTGGGAAAAGCGCTAACAACATTTCCAACACTTTGGGAGGCAGAGGAAACCTTTTTACGTTTATAGGGTTCCAAGAAGGAGAAGACCCCACTTTTATTGTGGAGAGAGCCATACAAGATATAAGAATAAATAGAACTCCTAGGATCAGAGAGATAGGTAGAAGCGGAAGGTATGAAATAGCTTTTACAGCAACTTTTCCAAATGTAAAAAGTCTAGAATCTGTTACACCCATGCCTTTCGAAGGCGGCAGAAGCTGGCTAACTGCGATAGAAAGAGGTATCTCTGGCTTAAGTTATTATATTTATAGTAGAGTTAATGATATAAAAGCTAGTAGGTCTGGCAAGGGCATACAGTCCGATAGCCCTTATATACCGGGATTAAAATATAGACCAGTAGGATATATATCTTCGATACTCGGCAAAATAAGAAACAGAATTAAGTCATGAAAGCTCAATACGAAAATAAGGTAATTTCTAGCACTTTGTTGTGGATGGATCATACCGTAGCCTCTATTGGCTCAGGATATACAAATCATAGTTCTTTATTCTATGACGTAGGGAGCCAATGGTATGGATATTACGCTTACGGTTTACCTTACAAACAGGTATTGTCCGATCATTCTGTTAAGCCTAATGCTCCTACCGACCCGAAGGTAATGACTGGGATATATGTCGATGGCACGTTCACTACACCCGGACAAGGAGACTTGGTTGACATAGATTACTCTAACGGGCATGTATATTTCTCTTCAGATCAGGCGGGGAAGACTTTAAGCGGAGATTATGCGGTAAAGGACTTTAATGTCTATTTAACGAACAAGACCGATCAAGACTTACTTTTCGAGACCAAGGTGGAAACTAGACCTAAGACCAGCACAAATCCGGCCGCTTTAGAAACTGATGTTATTACATACCCAGCGATTTTCATTAAGAATTTAGGTGGAAAAAACGAGCCTTGGGCTTTTGGCGGAGTGGACGAGACTATCACTAATGTTAGGGCTATAGTGCTTGCGGACAGTCAATTTAATCTAGACGCATCGTGTTCTATTTTAAAAGATAGGGTCCGAACAAATATAAAGTTAATTGAAGAAAATAATTACCCATTTAATGCTCTAGGTGGGTACAAATCAAGTGTATATAATTATACGGGATTAGCGGCCGGTTCCACTAGTCACGTATGGGTAAACGATGTTTACGTTTCTCAGTTTAATGTAGACTACATAAGCGAGATAAAAAACGCTAATCCTGACGTTTATAGCGCTATTGTAGATGTAGATCTGAGAAGCGAAAACAGAATGCCCAGAGCGTAAAATGTTAATTATTTTAATAAATAATTAAAAAAAGTGTAAAAATAAATATCAACTAAGGATTTAAAAATTATGGGAAAAAATAGAATCATTTATCAGAGTCAGGCCGTGTATGCCGGGCCCGCCGCCCCTAGTGGAACCTATCTCAATGAGACAGGTGTTGCGGCAGGCGTATCATACGCTCAACCTTCGAACCTCCAACGTGTACAGAACGTCAACTATAGCTTTGACATTTCTCGTACAGATGTTAACCAATTTGGTGAGCTAGCAAATATCGACCGGGTTATTCTCGAATCTCCTTCTGTGTCGCTGGACTTCTCTTACTACTTTGCAGATTTTGCAAACGAGAAGACGCTTGGCTTTACCATCATGAACAACTCTACTCTTAAGTCTTCCATCTCTGGAATGCTTAACCGAGTGACCGATGAGAGAAATTATTATGTTAGGGTAGTCAACGAAGGTCAAGACGTTAACGATCTTACTGGGGCGACTACAACTGGCACGGGCGTTAATGACGTGGTTGCTATCGGTAATGCCTTTTTGGCATCTTACTCTAGTGACGCTTCTGTGGGAGACTTCCCAACTGCAAGTATCACTGTGGAAGCTTTGAATATCGCTTTCGATAAGGGTACCACAGGAAATATTATTCCTGCCATTAACCCCACTACAGGCGGAAAGAAGACGCAAACATATGCACTTCCAGATGCAAGCTCGAATGTCCAAAACGATTACTCGGTCGTAAGACCCGGAGATATCACCATGGACCTCGCTACGGGGCTTTTAGGTGCAGACGATGGCGACGTTAAGATCCAAAGCTACAGCTTAAGCTTTGACTTGGCTCGTGAGCCACTGCAGCAGCTTGGAAGTAAGTTCGCGTTTGCTCGTGAAATGACCTTCCCTGTTACGGTTTCTCTATCTGTTGACGCTCTATTGGGCGATCTGCGTACTGGCAACTTGGCTGACCTCGTTTCTGGTGACGGCACCTCGGTGCACGATCTGGTAATCCACCTTAAGAGTGGAGGAGACGACCACTGTCAATATCTCTTGAAGCAGGCTAAGCTTGACGGACACAGCTATAGCACCTCGATTGGTGACAACAAGACTGTTACGTTGAACTTCAGCTCTCAGATTGGTTCTTCACAGCAAACTGGTGTTGGACTGTTTATGAGTGGTGTTGGACACGACGCATAATAAATCTTAAAAGATTAAAACATGGGCCCCTCTTTTAGAGGGGTCCTTTTTTTTGTATTGGAGTGTAAAAACTAGTAAGGAAAAAGGGAAAATGTCTGGCTTTAATCAGGACGGAAAAGCTAAGGAATTCATATTCTTTCATAATCGTCGTAAGATAATTAATCTCTACAAACAGTATTTATTTTTACTGGAAGATTTAAAAGAAGACTACGATATACCAGATGAAATTTATGAAAGAAATAGGAAGAGAGTGCTTGATTTCGGCAACGACACTATTCGTGAGTTAGAAGAAAATCTGGAAAAATTTGAGATTTATTTGAAATAAATTATAATATTTAGGCAAAAGGAAAAGTTATGAGGATATTAAACGAGTTCTTTCTCGAGAAAGAGGAAAACGTTGAGGAAGTAGAGACATCTACCAACGAAAAAGGCGAAGAGATAAAAACTACTAAGTCTGTAAAAAAGCCTGTAAAAAAAACCTTCGTAGTTAAAAAACCAAATCGTTCTCTATACGATGAGGCAGAATTATTTTATGGCGTCAAGCTTTCTGAAGGTATCAAAGCGGGTCTTTTAACCCGAGCTCTCTTAGCTAAAAGGTTTAATAACGATGGCGGGATTCTTAGCGAAAACGAAAAAGATAAATTTGCTACTCTTTACATGGGTCTTTTTGAAAAACAAGCCAAGCTTCAAAAATTGGAAATGAAAGTAGCTAAGGATTTAACAGATAAAGAAAAGAAAGAAAAAGAAAAAATCATTGAAGAGTTAGGCGCGTCTAGGGAAGAAATACAAGAGTTTGAGATGGCTCAAGCGAGCTTATTTGATCAAACGGCAGAAAATAGAGCCCGTAATAAAACTATTCTTTGGTGGGTATTACAATTGTCTTATGAAAAAGATGGGGATAATTACATAGAGGTCTTTTCCGGAGACAGTTACGAAGATAAAGTAGCTGAATATGATCGCTATGAAGATCAGGAAGACGACTTCCTAGATGAAATGCTAAAGAAGCTTTCTTATGTTGTTAGTTTTTGGTTTGTAACCAAGGCTGATACAAAAGAAGAGTTAGACGTTTTATTAAATACTGCTGACGAAGAAGAGATCACAGGGGAGCCTTCTCAAGAAAAACCTGAAGAAAAACCTGAAGAAAAACCTAAAGAAAAACCTAAAGAAGAGCTTGAAGAAAAGACTAAAGAAAAACCCGTAAAAAAAACAAATCGGACAAAAAAAGTTGATAACGATAAGTCCAAAGTTGAAAAAGAAGAAAAATAAAAATTGATCTTCTTAGCCCCACCCGAAAGGTGGGGCTTATTTTTTTATAAATGAAGAAGCCTGTAAAGAAATTAACCAAGAATAAGCTAAAAGGTTTATATTTAAACGTATTAAAAGGATATACTGTTTGTGAGAAAACGGAGAATCTTAATGAGTTTTATATTAAACATTTAGATATTCATTCTTCTACGGACATTGATGAAGCTCACGATTCTCATTTCGACAGAGCTAAAAAAAAGGGCTTACCCACGGAGGAAGACCAGCTCAAGTATTTAGACAAAGAAGAGCTATGGACAAACAAAGAAGAAATGGAGCTGCAAAATCAAGAGGAAATGATCAAGAGGCTTCGACTTTCTAAAAGCAAAGTCATTCTTCAAGCTCAAATTAATTATTTCAATGAGGAGATAGAAAAAGAAACGATTATTCTTCACGAAAAGATAGATAAAAAAAACGATCTCATGGGGTTCACTGCTGAAGCTTATGCTAACAAAAAGATTAATGAGTTTTATATTTATAATACCTTATATAAGGACCCTGATCTAAAGCAATTGTATTTCGAAAAAGAAGAGTTTGACTATATAAATTTTGAAAATTTCTCGAAGTTAATAGCTGCTTACAATGAAAATACAAAACATTATAATGCTTTAAACCTGAAGAGAGTAGCTTTAAGCACGTTTTTTTTAAATTATTTTTACCTATGCGACGACAACCCTCAAATATTTTTTGGTAAACCTGTAATTGATTTAACTTATCATCAGGTAGAATTATTCGGATACGCTAGGCATTTCAAACATATGATGTCTGAAGCTAAGTCTAAACCGCCAGATGAATTTTATGACGACCCAGACAAGCTTATAGAATACGTAGAAGCGGGTAAAAATGCTGAATCTATAATCGAGAAAGCTCAATCACAAGGTAAGGACAATGCTGCAACCTCTATTGTTGGGGCGACCAAGGAAGATCTGAAAAGAATGGGTTTATCTGCCGGAAATCATGATGTGGGAGATGTAAATCTAAGCAAAGTGGCGTCTCAAAAAGACGGATCTTTAGACATGGATGACTTGATAAAAATCCACGAAAAGGGAAGTCTGTAAGTGTAATTACAGATAATATCCCTCGGGTATGTTTATCAAGGAATAAGGAATGGCAGAATCCGCATCAGTAAGAGTAAGGGCAGAGTTAGACTCGCGCCCCGCAGAGAAAACCTTGGCCCGCTTTGTAAAAAAAGCGGAAAGTGTTGATGTAAGGCTGTCTTTAAAAGACAAGAACTTTACTCAGCCTCTCGGAAGAATTACCGGAGCCGCTGACGAGTTCAATAAATCTCTCGCTGCTTCGAACGCTCGCGTCGTAGCTTTCGCGGCCTCAGCTGGGTTAATGTATTCCGTCCAAAGAGCTTTAGTCTCTGTTACTAAATCAGCCATTGAGGTGGAGGCAGCCTTGGCTGATATCAATGTTATCCTTGGAGCTTCCTCTACAAATCTTGCTAAATTTGGAGATCAATTATTTAAAATAGCAGGGCAAACTGGTCAAGCTTTTCAAACAGTTACCGTGGCCGCTACTGAATTGGCTCGTCAGGGTTTATCGATGGAGGAAACCCTCAGGCGAACTAAAGATGCCATGATCCTGACTAGATTGGCCGGTATGGATGCGGCTTCAGCCGTAGACGCCTTAACGGCCTCAATCAACTCATTCAACAAAGCGGCTATCACGTCTACCGAAATAGTAAACAAAATGGCTACAGTCGATGCGGCCTTTGCGGTAAGTACAAACGATTTAGCGGACGCCTTAAAACGCGTAGGTAGTAGCGCTATTGACGCGGGAGTTAGTTTCGACCAGTTGATGGCTATGACTACATCAGTGCAACAGATTACTGCTCGTGGTGGCGCAGTTATCGGTAACTCATTAAAGTCTATCTTCACCCGCATTCAAAGAACCGAGGTTTTGGATCAACTGCAAATGTTGGGCGTGGCAGTAAGAGACATGAAAGGAAATACTTTACCAGCTATCCAAATCATGACCCAATTGGCTAAAACTATAGATAGTTTAAGCTCTGCTCAAAAAGCTAACATTACAGAATTAATGGGTGGCGTCTTCCAAATCAACGTAGTTAAAGCTGCTCTCGGTGATTTAGGTAAGGAATATTCTATTTATCAAAACGCTTTAAAAGTTTCTACAGACGCAACCGACGCAGCGACTAAAAGAAATGAAAAGTTAAATGAAACTCTATCTGCTTTAGTAAATAAAACTTTCCAGAACGTTAAGAAAGCAGGCGCGGAGATCGGCAAATTAACTATCGCTCCAGCCTTGGAGGGGGTGCTAGATAAAGTAAATAGTGCGCTGGAAAAATTCGACCCGAAAGATTCAGAAAGCACTGGTAATAAAATTGCTCGAGGAATTCTGGAAGGCATAGGTAACTTCATTAAGGGACCCGGGTTAATTATTGGTTTAGCTGTCATAGGAAAACTTCTTCAACAATTCGGTAAATTTGCTAGCGACTCATTCAAAGAGTTCTTTAATATCAACGAAGCAGCGAAAAAAAGACTCGCTATGGAGAAGTTTATTAATCAAGAACTATCTCACAACGAAGATTTAACACAAGCTATATTATCGGGAGAACTGAAAGTTGCTGATGCAGAAAAAATTATATTAAAAGGTTTAGAAGCTCGAGTTCTCCAGCAGGAGAAATTAAATAGGTTGATCAAGGAGGCTTCTTACGGGCTGAGCCGTAGAGGGGCTCATGCGGCATTGGTTGATCCGACAGAAGGAACTTACGCAGTTAAGCCTCCTAAAAGGTCTGGTGGCCATGTCCCGAATTTTTCTCAGATAGATATTCAGGCTTTAGTTAAAGAAGAGTTAACGTCTGCAAGCTATGCAAAATCAGGCACGAAAGCTGTAATTGATACCTTACCCGGTTTAGGACTCCATGTAAGAAATACCGAAGAGAGCATATCTTACGCTCCGGGTATGAGGTCTCCTTTTATCAATCCCCCAATTGATAGTCCCGAAGGAAGAACTCATAGAGAAAAATCAATACGGCAGACTGGTATAGACCCTTATCAATTATCATCGAGTTCAGGGCTTCCGGGTTTTGCCAAGGCTAACAAAAAAAAGCCTACCCCAAAAATAAAAGACTTAAGATCTAGTAATAAATCAAAAGGCGTACTTCTCCCAGAGTTTGGCAGGAACGACACGAACTTAACGTTTCAATCAAGTCTAGCTCAAGTCTTTCCTGACACTAAGAGCCTAGAGAGGCAGAAATGGGCAGAAAAGGGCTTTACCGGTTTTAAGATGACTGGTGTAAAAGCTGCTAGATTAAGAGAAAAATCTTCAGCCTCTTTCGACACCTTGTTAGATTCCAATTTCGACCCCGCGATACAAGGCTTGGGTTCATCTATAGTAGGAACCAATAAGGGTAAACTTCCTAAAAAGACCACAGGAAAATTTTCTGATTACTTTGATAAAAAAGCTTGGCCTCAAACTAAAGGTCGAATCTTCGAAGCGGCTTTAAATTATGTTGCAGTTAACATGTCTGCAAAAGCTCAAATGAACAACAGGCTTGCAGAGATTAAAAATCTTACTGGAGGAGAAACTTGGGATTTCCCAGATATAAAAAATCAATTGGCGTCTTTATATAAGATTCAGCCGGCGGGGAACTGGGACGCTAAGTCGAACATTGACCAAGGGACTCAAGCCTCTATTATCAAGAAAACTTTGAATACTAAATATCAAGGTAAAACTATTCCAAATAAATCTGCCGGATCTATTCCTAACTTCAGCCTAGGCCAAAAAGTTATGGGCATAAATACTATTCAGGCAAAAAACGCGATAGAAAGATTTAGATCTGGAGAAATTTCGCAAGCGCAAGGATTAGTTACTCAGATTAATTCTTCCAGAAGTTTATCTTCAGCAGAAAAGAGCACATTGAAAGAGGAGATCAATGCTATTAGACGTCAAAAGAAAAACGCAAAGAATCCTAAAGGCCTAACTATCGATGGGACTAATTTAGGGAGCATGCTAGTTCCAAGAGTCGGCTCTTCTCAGGGAACCGGTTTAGCTAAGCCTAAAATAGATAAAGACAATACCTTGCTCCGTCAATATCTTTCGAAAAATTACCAAGCGAAAACTGGATTAAATTTTGACAAGCTCCCTGAAGAAGCGAAAAAGAAAGTCATAAGCTCAACGAAAGCTTCATTTCCTGTTTTGGCTCCTTCTCGAGGCAACAACGTCAACATTGTCGATGATGTAGCCACCGCGATAGAAAAAGAAACTAGAAGCTTCGTAGCAAGCATGAAAGGCGGGAGTGAAGCCAAAAAAGCAAACGTACTAAACAACTTAAGCACTCATCAGAGTAGTATCAGCTCCGCTGCTGGAGCAGTATTTGAGTCAGGAATTAAATCAGCTTTTGATTTAGAAATTGGGAAAACAAATGATAGGTTCGATGTCTCGACCTCTGCAGGTCTTAAGGAGGCTTTTCCAATTGAAACCCCTTATGGAGAATTTAAAATAGATGATAATAGCCCATTGAGACAAGACATGGCCGCAAAGATTTTGAGGCAAAAAATACAAATGGGTATAGCTTCCGGGGGGCATGTGCCAAACTTCGCATCTCCCCAATCTTTGACAACGCCGCCTCCGCCGTACACACGTGAAGAGACCGAGAGATTAATCAAGCTCTGGACCAGCGGCAAAGCAAATCGTTTTGATCCAAACGATTTGTGGGAATCCATGCCTAGGAACAGAAGAGGCCCCGAGGTAGACCCAATTACGGGGTTACCTGTAAGCCTCAAAAGTCCTACTCACTCAGCCCGTTTGCAAAGGGGCTATCAGGGGAATCCCGCCTTTGGGTTTGGACTCAGCCCTTGGTCCGGGGGGGCTGTCGAACCAAGAGTAAATCCGAGAACGGGCTTGCCTTATGCTGGGGGTTTTATTCCTAGTTTTAGCAAAAAAGATACAAACAGAATGAGAGAGTCTAAACAGGCGGGAGTGCCTTATTCTCAGACTTACCTCAGCTTCGTTGATACGTCGAAATACGCTGGCCCTGTGATAGGGAACAGAAAGGATGAACCAACCTACCAAGCCCTGATAAAAGCCGTTAGAAGCCATCCTGACCCCAAGAATGCAGGTATGGCAGCGGGTGGATACATCCCGAGTTTTGCTGATGCTGCAGATGCCCCCGCCCCTCTACCGATAAAGAAGATGAATCTAGATGATCTTGGTTCTGAACCTCTGAAAAGGGTTAAAACGCTAGAGTCTAAATTGAAAGGCTTTGTAGCGAGGTTAGAAAAAATGAACGAAACTACGGGCGGCTTAAGCCCAGAAGTAAATGAAGCTGTAGAAGAAGCAAAAGGAGCCCTTTCATTTGTTCAGAAGACTGGGAAAAAGTTAGGAGAGCTTGGTGGTAAAATTCAAGAGCTAGAAGATGAACTGAAGCCGTTGGAAACTGATCTTGACGAAGCTAACCTGTCAATTCAGGGAAGCAATACTCATCTTGAGGGCTTACGCGGCGAGCTTGAACAATTTAAAGCCGAGTTGGGTCAAACGGAAGACGGAGTAACTCTCGCGAGAGAAGATTTGAAAGCATCTAATAATGCTATATCAAGCTTACCCAATCTGGAGGATGGGTATAAAAATTTAAAAACAAAGGAAGAGGAAAAGCTCCAAGAACTAAGAGCCGCAGAACAAGCTGCTGGAAAACAAGAAAGAAAAAATCTGGTTAATAAGAGAGCTGTGATCCAAGGGGACTTTGACGAAGAGGGAATGCGCCACGGTCAACCTGATAGAGTGGGGTACACAAAAAGCGTTTTAGGAGAATTAGGAGCAAACGCTGGCCAAGCAGGAGGTAGGAGTTCGATAAAGACCTTAACGGAGGGGGTTGGAGCTAGCAAGACGGGTCAACTAGATTTAAAGGCTCAAGATGCTCTTGCGATAACTTTACAAAAGCAAAGAAACGCCGCAATCATGGGGCAACATGACGAAGCACAGAAGATAGAAGATGAATTCAGGCTTACTCATAAAATCTCAGAAAAACATACGCATACCCAAGATGCTTTAGATAAAGTTTTTCAGAAAAATTTAGACGCCGGCACAACCATAGGTAACAAGGCCGAGGAAGAAGCAGCCCTGTGGGATAAAACAACACAAGCCAAGAAGGCTGAGTATGAGACTGCCAAAGACAAGACAAAATTAGCTGAAGGTGAATATAAAGAAGCGAAGAGGCTGAAGGGCTTGCGCGGTAAAAGAGAAAAAGCTTTAGATAAAGCAACAAGAGCGGAAGAGAAAGCGGCTGATCAGGTAACATTGACTAATCGTAAGATATCAGAAGGAAATCAAGAGCGGGATAAGCAAAAACGTAAACAAAAAGATATAAATAATAAAATTGATAAAGTCAACAAGGAGTTGGATGATGAGGTAAAAGCACAGGCGGCAAAAACAAAAGAAGTTGAGGAAGGCGTAGATAAGGCAAAAAAAGTTAACGATTCCACGGGCAAAGTTGAGAAAGGACTACAAAAAGAAGCTGAGGGTCGTAAAAATCAAAGCTTCGGAGCAGGATCATACAATCCGTGGTCTCAGCAAGGGAAAAGATATAAATCTCTAAAGGTTGCTGCTGGTGGAGATACGGATGCACTTGCCGCTCTTGGACTGACTCAAGGGCAAGCTCAGGGTGAATTAGCTGGAGCTAAAGAACAAAGACAACAAGCCATACAAGGTAAAGCTATGTTGGCTTCAATGGCGTTGCCGATGGTAACGAGCATGGCTGCTCAACATTTTGAAGAAGGTACTGAAGAAGGCGCGCGCGGCAAGGCGGGGGCGGAGGCAATCGGACAGGCAGGCTCTATGGCTGCTATGGGTGCGATGTTTGGACCTTGGGGTGCAGCTGCAGGTGCCGTTGTCGGAGCAACAATGGGGATTATAGACGTTTTAGGCAAGTGGGAAGATAAAACTTATGAATTTAATACCGCTGCGGAAACAGCAGAGGAGAAATTGACTAAATTCAATAACGCTTCACAAACTTATTTAAAGTCTCTTACTGAATTCAACGAAGTAATGACTTCTACATCTGGTGAAATTGACGGAAATAAAGCTGACAAATTTAGAAAAAATCTTAGCGAAGCTTTACTAAGTATTCCAAGTGAATACAGATTCCAACTTAGCAAGGCTCAAGGTAATGTAGAAAGGATTCAAGAGATCTTTGCAGAAATTCAAGCAGACTTGCAAAGAGACGCGAATACCAGAAGAGCTCAAGCGGACTTAGCCACAGAGATAGAAGAAAGAATACCTAGAGGCAAAGGGAAGATGTTTAAAGGAAAGGAGAGTGATAGCGATCAGAAAAAAGTTTTCGAAATGATCAAGAGTACTTTAGACATGAGTAGGTTTTACGGAGAGGAAGGGGAAAAGCTCGGAGCTAAATTAAGAAACGCTTCTAAAAAAATAGCTAGCGATTTTAGTGGCTTTAAGGCCGTTTTAAAAGAGGCTGGCGCAGACGCAAAAACCTTAGAATTGCTAGACGATATGCTTGAAGGTGGCGCGTCGAATATAACGCTGTTAGGTGATGAATTTGAAAACTTTGGTTCAGACGCCGCTCTCGCTTCTAGAGCAGGAGATAATTTAACCTCTTCAATACTCGCTTATAGAAGAAGAATGGAGGCGGTCAAAGAAGAACAGGATAGATGGAACTCTATAATGGACGAATCTAAAGAACGAGTTAAAAGACTCGCGTCTGTATTGCTCGACAGATTAAAATTCATAGACAACATGAGGAATCAGCGGGCCGCCCATGCTAGAGGCATGGCCATGACCGAAATAAAAGGCAGACAACAGGTAGCTCAACCGTTTATAGATAATATACAAAAGGTAGACTTAGGAGCTTCGGTTCAACGAGCCGATATGCAAAATAAACAGGTGAACTCTTTAGAAAAACTTAATAGCTCTATTAAGATAGGTTTAATCGGCACTATAAATGATAAATTTGAAAAACTAACGACTTCTACTGAAAGGATAACTGAAAACGCAAGTGAAGACCAGAACCTTACAAATAACGAGCTACAAAAACAAAATAAAACTTTAACAGGATACAGAGACGCTTTAATTAAAGCTGTAACGTCAGCTTCAGGTGGCGGGGACACGTTTCACGAAATAGCCGCCTCAATGAAAGAAATCATAAAGAAAGCAGAAGTAACGGGTTCTGCGCGCGCCGCATTGGAAAGCGATTTATTAGCCGTCGTAGAAAAAGGAAATCATGACTTGGCGTTAATGAGTGATGCTCACAAGAATGAACTAGAAACACAAAGACTAAGCGCTCAGTACCAAAAAGAGACTGCTATAAACACAAAGCAAATGGCCCAATTAGGAACTATTGGAGGAATGATGGCCGGGCCAGACTTTTCAAAGATTAATAAAGTGTTTGAAGATGCAGCTTTAAGCTCTTTTAGAGCAAACTCTGATCAAGAAGGAAGCAGGAGTTCTCTAAATATTTTAGATTTATTAAGAAATTTTGCTGGAACATCAGGAGCAGCTTTACCGGCTTCAATGAGAGCAAACGCTGTGGAGGGGGTAAAAAGTAACCTTTCCACTAAAGTAGCTAGAATCCGATCAGGTATGGAAAGTACCGGGCAAATGACTCCGGAGCTACAAGAAGAACTTGACCAGTTAAATAATAACCTAGACGAAATAGCAGAAACTAAAGTCGCCGCCCAGCTAAAAGATGTTCCGACTCACTTGCAAACCATTGCGGACAAAATTAGCAGTCTAACAGATAAAACCGTAAATGAAGCCTCTATGGAGCAAGCTGTTGCGGCGGCACTAACATCGGTCATGGGCGGTTCTTCTAAGCATATAGTTGATCCTTTAGTAAGAATAGAATCTATACTTAACTTCCAGAGGGGAATTAACGAAATTAAACAAGTACAGAACAACGTAGCTGATGCGTTAAAGGCTCAACAACAACTAGCTGGAAATATAGAAACGAGTATGAGTGAAGTGGGAAGTATGGCGATAGACTTGGCTAAGAATGTACCCGACTCTATTTTAGACGCCACTGTAGGAATGAATATTAAACAAATTCGAGGTCTTATAGATAACGAAGGACAAGGTTTTACGCAAGATGCGGAGGGGCTTGCTAAACAGAAAGGTGCCCTTCAGAAGTTAATGAACGTGGTGATCAAGTTAGACGGCACAATAACGAGGGGTAAGGTTTTCGATACTGACTGGGGGCTAAATTCGCCCGATCTTGTCGCTGAAAGGGAGGACGCTAAAATTATAGGTGGAAATACAAGTGCGATAAGTAGAACGGGGCAAGGGTCGATGCTTCATAAACAGATAGTAGATTTAAAGGCGAATCAAGAGAAGTTTGAAAGTGACACGCGTTCAGGTAAGTATGACGAAGCCTTTAATGAGGGGATGAACCTTACAAAAATATCAGCTCTGAAACGGCACATGTACGGCGCGGGCCCCATATCGGATGTCATCAGGATTACGAAGGAGCATTTAAGGATGAACAAAGAGTTCGGGTTTAAAGGGCCGGGAGAGGGACCCCGAGTCGATCATCAGCTTATCGAGAAATTTATTAATAAACTTGTAACATCCTCGGCTTCACTAAAGGGCGATGAGAAACTCGATTTCGGTGCCGTATGGGGTTTACTAAGGGAAGCAGATCAGGAATGGGTAAATCAAAAAGGTCCAAGATACGGGATGGCTTTTAATCAGAGTGACGGAGGGAACCTCACTAATCAAAAGAAGGTTGTAAATGCTGCGCTGCTGGCTTTAGCTACGTATGCTGAGAATCAGAAGTCTGGAGCTAGCATAGATCACTCTGGGTCGTGGTCAGATCAATCTGGGCGAAGGAAGACGGTAAGGGAAGAAGTAAGAAATCAAATGAACGCGACCATGCAAGGACTTCAGCAGAGAGCCGATGATCCGCTACAAACGGGTAGAAAACATCAAGTGCTACCCACTTTCGATCAATTAACGGGAGAGGGGGGGTTGCTAGATAAGCAACTAGTTAAGAACCAAGAAGTGGAAAGTGCTCAAGCGGAAATGCGCAGATTAATGGCCCAGTTGACAAAACGCTCAACGGCTGAGCAAGTCAATATGATGAGGGACCGTTATGCTGGAGAGATGAGACAGAGAGAAGGTAAAATGGGCGCTATAGTTACTGGACTAGGCATAGGACCGGGCGCAAAGGATGAGGTGATGGACAAATTAAAGAAGGCGAGCTCGGTTGAAGAGGTGACAAAAATCATAAAAGACGCGGATGGAGAAGTCTCAGATAAACAAAAAGTCACTCTAGAGCAACTTGAAGGCGAAATACAAGAACATAAAGCTCAGAAAAAAGTCTTAGAAGAAATTACGGCCATTTATAATCGGAAAAAGGCTACCGCTGCCGCCGCCGCGGCTGAAGAAGAAGAAAAACTGAAAGTAGAAAGAAAAGCTCTAGAAAAGGAAGCAAGCGGTAAGATCGGCCAAGCTCTAGAGCTAAAAACTCCCGAAGCGAAAAGAGCATTCAATAAAGAGATTAGAAATATGGATTGGAAAAAGCTTTCTGAGCTAAATACATATTTCGATGAACAGGAAGCAGGCGTTTTACACGCACTGTATCCGGGCTCGAAGGACCTAGAGGAAGCTTTATCTCCTACAGGAGGCTTACTCGGAGAAGGGAGTGCGGCTAAGAGGAAAACAGTCAAAGAGATGATGGCGGAGAGAACAAGGCAAGCCGCAGGAAGAACTGCGAATTTATTTGGAGATAATATATTTAGTTACGATGCAGAACTTCAAAAGGCTGGCTTTAAGGAAAGATATACAAATCCAATGCTTCCCGGACAGAATAATGCTTTTAAAAATGCAAAAATAGATGACCCGTTTCAAATCCGCGCTGGAGCAGAAGTCACTTTCATGGATGACAAGGGTATTATAGAAAGCATTAGAGACAGATACGCTACAATTGGAGTTGGCGCTCAAGAGGCTAAAGCCCTTACGCAAGACGTGGCCAAGAAAGTTATTAAGGGGAGATTGGAAGCCTTCAAACTATTTAAAAATTCAGACTTAAGTTATAGTCAATATATAGTTAAGTTAGCGGGAGCTGAACTGGAAATGTTTAGAACAGATGCTGCATCCGGGAAAATAAGCCAAGCAGACTTAGCCGGTAAGTTAAAGGCTCAAGTAGATAAAGAGTTAGGAGAAGGGTTAAATGTCGATCATTTATTCGCTCAGTACTTGCACGCCAACATGTCCATGAATAAGAAAGACTATGATAATTTAGCTCGCACAGTTGCAGAGTCAATGGCTTCAGGATTGATGGGACATAAAGGCGGTGGAATTCATTCTGCTCAATTAGTTCAAGATAAGAGTAAAAAAATCGTAGACCGTGTGAAGGGCCTTGAATTAGGTAAAAGTCAAACAACGGCTTATACTAATGCTCTAGGAACATTCGAAACATTCCAAATGAATTTTAACCTAGGCTTAGGGGGCAGAGCACAGATGCTTGCTGCTTTAAATACGAAACTTCAATCTGCTCTTCAGAACACTAGGGGAACAGATGGCGAGATAGAAAAAGCTTACGATGAATACATAGAAGCTTTAACTACTGGCTTAAGGCCTCAAGATAAAATTATGGAACGTAAGGGCATAATGGATTCTACGGGTAAGAAGGTGGGGAGAGATCAGATAAAAACTTTAGATTCGAAAGTTGAAAGTATAGTAAACAAATACGAAGGTCAGGCCGCGGCTGGCCTGATAACAGAGGAAGGCCGGACAACTCTACAAAATGCTGAAAGCATACTTGAGGCTACAAAGCTAGCTAACGAAAAAGACTTAGTCTCTACGGCCGCTATGACCACCGCAAGAAAGAATTTTTTAGACGCCTTACTTAAGCATGGATCAGATCAGACGGCGGTTGCTGATGCTTATAGGAATTACGCCGCGTCTGTGGCCGCTAAATTTAAACCGCAAGATTTAACCGGTATTAGCGCACAAGTTACGGGGCAATTTGGTCAAGAAATGATGGGACCAGACGCAGGCACTTTTGGCGCAACCTCGCAAGCTATAACCGAGAAGTATAATAAGGCGTTCGGGAAGGGACAAATATCGAAAGCAGCAGTACCAAGATTAGCAAAAGCCGAAGGGGCGCTCAAAGCTGCTGAAAGTAAAGCTAAAGCAGGAGTCTTAACTGCGGAACAATTAACGGGCGCTTATTTGAAATTTCTAAATACTCTCAATTCTGAAACTAATAAGCTTACTGAGGTTCAAGCGGCTTATGAGAAATATACAGCGAGCTTAGGTGAGAAAAAGGGCGGGAAGGATTTGATCACAAGCAGAACCAAAGTCCTTGAGGCTACGAGAAAAGGCGCCACAAGAGGCGGTCAAGCTGGATTAGTTGAGGAAGTCGAGTCAATAACCAAAGCCAATCAGAGACTTTTCAATAGAGGAAAATTAACCGGTGAAAGCTTAGAAGCTTTAAATAAAGCAGAAAGTCAGTATCATAATGCTCAAACCAATTGGGCAAACGGTTTATCGAGCACTGCGGCGTTGATGGCTGCAGCATCTAAGAATCTTCAAGCGGCTGTCGCTTCCGGCAACACTGGTAAAATAAAAAAAGCATTAAATGAATACATATCGAAATTAGATACAGAGCTTAAGCCTCAAGACTATCTTGAAAAAGCTGGTAAATTCATTCAAAAAAATCAAAACAAAGTAGGAAAAGGTAATAGAGAAGACTTCGCTAAGGATTTGAAAAAAACATCAGACAAGTACGAAAAGTTAGTTGATGAAGGGTTATTGACCGAGCAGGATGGTCAAATTATTTCTCAAGCTTTAGCAGACTTTGGCGCAGCTCAACAAAACTTCAAAGACGGTTTGATTTCTCAATCGCAACTTTTGAAAAGTGCTGAAAATCAATTATCAAAAATCTCTGGCACAAGCGGAAGCGCTGAAATCAAAAAAGCCATGAAAGACTATATGAAGGCGTCAACTGAGCCTATCGACGCCTTGTCCACCTTACAAGAGACCGGCAAAGATCTGGGGTCCTTGGGCGGGGGGATACTGGGTAAAGATCTGGGCAAATTCAAAAAGCAACTTCAAGGCATAAACCAGTCTTACAACGACTCGGTCAATGATGGTACCCTTACTAGACAAAACGCTAAGACTTTAAAGAAGGCAGCTAAAGACTTCGCTCTCTCTGAATATGAATTTGGTAAAGAGATGAGAGGTTCAGCGGATCACATTAGCGCAGCTAAATCTCTGCTTGAGAAGCATTTAAAAGTAGGCAGCAAAAAAACAGAGCAGTCTTTGAAAAAGTATTTAAAAGCTATTGATGGAGCCACGACCCCTTTAGATGTAAAGCAGTTTAATATAGGTCAAATCACAAAATTTGCAGAACAATTAACTAAGGCGGAAAGAAGAAAATTCCGCAGAAGCTTAAATGGAAAAGATTTCAAAGAGATAAGAGCTTCTAGGGAGCGTGGAGAAATATCAAGAAAGGAAGAGAAAGATATATCAAGTAAGCTGGGTGAAATCAAAAAGTTAGAAGCCGAGGGCGCCCCTCTTGAAGAAATAAGAAAAGCTTGGGACGATTACTACAAATTGAGAGGAAGGGCATATGATTCAGAGACTGAATTTATAAAAGGTCTGGCAAATTTTTATAGATTGAGCGGTCAAGGCGACATTAAAGAGGTAATGGACACCACTAGAAGGGGTATTGTGAATCAATCTAGAGGAGACTTCTCTGACCTTGATGAGGCCCAAGGGTTCAATCAGAACTTAATCGACTATCAAAACGAATTAAGGACTATAGCTGCAGAAAGAGGAGCAACCGAAAACGATCTTAAAGATGCCCTTAAGGCTGAAGCCGAATATCAAAAAATGATTATTGACTTTAACAAAGGCAAGATCCAGTCTAAAGATAGGATAGCTGGTGCTGACGCAGCACTAAAGGCTAAGAGAGCAGCAGGGAAGGACACGGCGGACGATTTCCTTGACGCTATGCAGGCAAGATTTTCATACGGCAAAAGAGAGGCGATTCAAGCTATACAAGACACTGTGTTAAATATGATCGATACTTTTGAAAGCGAATTAAATGACGCTTTATTTAACGCTATTTCGGGAGCTAAAGACGCCAAAGAAGCCTTTAAAGACATGGCTGACGCCATGCTTGATGAAATAACTAGAATGAGTATAGAAGCGACCACTAGGGCTGTTATAGGAAGCTTAGGGATACCGGGTATGGCAAGGGGTGGATTGGTAACGGGTGGATCAGGAGTTAAAGATGATGTTCCTAGGCTGTTACAGGGGGGAGAATTCGTAATAAAGAAAGATTCTGTGGATAAGTTTGGACCGGGATTATTTAAAGCTCTAAATGAACAAAATGTTGCCCAGTTTAGTGAGGGGGGGGTTGCTAGCTCTTTAGAGACCCCTTTGCAACGAAGTATGAGGAGTAAGGGTATTGGAATAGGGATGGAGAAGGTGGAGCATGTCCCTGATCCTCAAGGAGGACTAAGTAGTATTTCTGACACTAAAGGCGGAGGCTCTGGATTTACCTTGAGAAACGCTTTTGTTTTCGATGACGATAAAAGGCCTACGGGTGGGGTTCTTGAAGTAGATTCAAGGTTAAGTAGAAGAGCTTTAATGGATCCAGATAACCCGAGGAATAAAGTAAGGATGGATAAAGAAAAAGCTTTGGTAGATTATACGGAACAAAGAATGCAAGACTGGGAAGATTATCAAGAGGCTATGCAAGATTATTATGATAAAAGAAAAAATCGGTGGAGAATGGCTGGGTGGAATATAGCTATGCAATTAGGCTTAAATTATATGAAAGGCGATAGGGGTGGTGCTAAAAATAAGGGAGAGGGTCGCTTGCATGGAGCATGGGACTGGGTTAATGATAAAATAAATAAAAAGGACAATGAACCTTTCCCGGGTGGACAACAGCCGCAAAGAAGAGCTCAAGGAGGCTTTATTCCGTTTGCAAACGGAGGTCTTAGCTCTGATAAAATACCAGCTATGTTAACCGCTGGTGAATATATAATGAGTAGAGAGTCCGTAGAGAAATATGGTATCGACACAATGCGTAAGTTAAACCAAGGACAAGTAGGGGGGTATGCTAAAGGAGGTTTAGTAAATGAAGGAGGTCCGTCTAGTAGTGGAGCGAGTGGTTTATCTGGCTCTGTAGCAGGAACTAATAACGTTAACATTACAGTAAATGTTGATAGCACGGGCAAGGCTGATAGTCAGTTATCTTCTCAGGGGAGTGCGGCTTCCGAATCCGAGCAATCTAAGAATATGGCTAGGCAAATAGAAACAGCAGTTGTGGGGGTGTTGTTACAACAGCAGAAACAAGGCGGTATGCTTAGAAAAACTAGGTAAGTTTATTCTTTAATTCTTGAAGCTCTTTATCTATAGTCATCAAAGCTTGATTAAGTATAGCTTCATTTTTATTTATATCATCTCTAAGTAAGGGTAAATTTAGATTAGGAGTAAAGTCTGTTAAAATTCTATATTGTGCATTAATTTTATTATCTTTAAGGTAATTTGTTTCAAGTATTAATTCCCACTTAGTCGTTGAGACTTTTCCATTCTGAGTGTTAGGGGGTAGTGGGTGATTTAAAACTATAACAGTGCCTTTTTCAGAATATAATAAATTAGCTATGGACCTATCTTCGATTGTCCTTTTGTCAAGCATGTTGAAATTCACCTCTACTTCGGCTTTTCCAAAGACTTGTTTAGTTTCCGGAGCTTCTATATATATTCCATGGGTATCCACTTCTATATTAAGGATTCCTCCATTCTTATCAACTTCTGTGACTTTAAGTTGAGTGGGGATGTCTACGTCATTGACTAAATCTTTTTTAGAGAGTCCTCCTTGAAGGGTAAGGATTTCCCCCTTTTTGAAGTCGGCGCCCTTTTTCTTGATAGATATTTCTGAGACTTCGTACTCTTTGAATGTAAGCCTGATAGAGTCGTTCAAGCCGAGCTTAAGCCCTGTATTCTCGTGAATAAAGATTTTATCATTTTCGACCCTCTCGAAGTCTTTGATATAAAAGAAGTTTTCTTTATTTACTATTTTGTAAAAATTATCATCCTCGTCAAAAACAATAAAGCTTCCCTCTATTAAAGCCCCCCAATCCGCTTGGGAAGAAGCAATAACTTTATTAGTGTCTTTTAAAATAGAAGCCGTATATCCGAAATGTTTCCTTGTTGCCATAACCTTGTATATTTAATTTACACTATTTGGTGGTAGATTTATGTTATTTTCGGGCAAAGCTGCGATAAGAATTGCCTGTTCCCCGCCTTCTTCATCTGGCGCCGAAACCGTAATTTTGGGTCGAAATACGTAAGAACTCCCCACTTGGGTAACTTTTACACTTTTTATAGATCCATCTTCTACCTCTGCTTCTGCTTCCATATTGAACCCTTTCTTTAAGGGGTGTCCGTTTGGCCCCTCTATTTCTATTGTCGGTGGGGAACTGTATCCTTTTCCGGGGTTGTCTATATAAACTTCAAATACGTTATCATAAACATTAAAATTATTTATATCTTTAGTTTTTTTGAACTCGAAGTTCCTGACAAGATCTGGAATATCTCTTAAGTATTGTTTAATTTTTGCTATTCTTTTCTTACATAAAGAACAATCTTCCTGCTCTAACAACTTAATTATCTCTATATCTAGTTTTTGTAAAAGTTTTAATCGAGAGCTTTTTAGTTTTTGTATTTTTTGCTCTATGAGGTGGGATTCTATTTTCACTTTACCTGTTTCTGGGTTATAGTAATCACCGAACGTCGCCAAGTCATCTTCCGTGTCGTTAAACCATAGGGTCTTGTGAACTGACTCTTGAGAAAATTCTTTAAAGGATAGGCATTGTCTTACCGCTTCCTCTCTCTGAGTGCTAAAAGGAAAAGAGTAAGTAAGCTTCTCTCCAGATTTTAATACAAAAATTAATATATTATGATTGTCTCTATTTTCGTTCATAATTAATACCCAGTCTTATACCAGCCTGACACATCCCCTGTCCAGCCTATTCCGTCATAGCTTTGAGAAGATACAAACGCATAGTCAATTCCTAAAGCATCATCGTAACGGCTCCATCCTCCTACCGACCCCCACTGAGCAGTTTTTAGGGCAGTAGTATAATCGTTAGTGGTCACTACCCCAAAGAACGCCTCTTCTAAATAAGAGTCATCAATTAGTCGACCTAGGTGCACGTCAAAATATCTTCTATTTTTAATTAACCCGCCGTAACCTTGACCAAAGCCCGCAGGGTGATGGTTCCATACCCCGGGTATGTTTTCTACAATGTCTCCGGGATCAAGCCAAGTCTGTACTGTCCCTGTCGAAAAGATATCTGTCCCTTCTCTAGCAAACAGCATAGAGGTTTTAGAGGTCACTGAGCCTGCTGGCCAAGCAGTATACTTACCATTCCAAGCGTTCAAACCTAGAACTGTATACGATGCCAATCGGCCCGGTAAGTTGGGGGCGGGTAAATTATGTTCATCAAAATAGACTCTGAATCTTCTAAATCCATGTAGCGGTTTGGTGGCATCTATAGTGGGGTCGTCAGGAAGATAAACTTGTGCTCCTGTTTCATTATAGGAAGGGATGTTGTCGTCATCAATACCACCTGCGTAACCTAGCACTCCTGAAACATACGCTGACCCAACATACGGCTCTCCTGAATAAATATCTCTATGCCAAAATTGGGGTACACCGACTCGTAAACCTGTAGCTGTATGCGTGGCGCTTACCTGAACTGATTGTCCTCCCCAGTCTCCGTATTTAGCTGAACCAGCATCGTACTGTCCTTGGGTAAACCTGCATGAATAACTGTCAGAATAGTTAGGGTAATATCTAATCGGATTTTGATATTCGGTTTCATCTTGCCTGCACCCATAATCAAAAAAGCCATTATATCCGTAAAAATTTTCCACGTCTTTTTTCGATAAGATCCTTACGTTTTGAACCCCGTTCCCTTCCCAGATTCCGTTTACGTTTATCCTTATCCAAGCATGATAAGGGCTCATGCCTTTAGAGCTCGTAAATTTAGTGGGGTAAATTGGGCAGCCAGTAAAGCCTTGGTAAGGCGTCCTTGCCCCGCCACTAAACCAAGGGGCACTTCTCACGTATTTTGATCCTAGAACTGGGGTTTCTCCATCTCTTAAGCCGTAAGCTAGGAAGTCTTCTTCGCTCAGTATATAATTAGAAGTCGACGGATTTCCGACTTGGACTGGGCTTCCCGTAGTATATAAGCCGGTGTTTGCGTGGGTCGCGCCTAAGGTATCATTGAATTGACTAATGTAAGGTCTAGCAAAACCAACCCAAAGGCCCTCGTTCCAACCTCCACCCCCTGCCGCTTTCCCAGAAACCGCATAATCAAAAGAGTCGAAAAGGCTCATCGCTACGTAATAAGCTTTATCGAAATTAAAATGATTAGGAGCGTCATAGGTGTTCGTAGCGCTACTGAAGCCTGCGCCCCAATCGGGTGAAACGATTATCGTATTATTCCTCCTTATAGTCCCGTCGCATGCACAATCAGAATATATAGTGGGCTCTGTAAATGGTATTGAAATTATCTTATTTTCTGCCCTTGCGTCTGCGTCATTCGTAATGCCTAGCCTGCTGTATCTGGATACTCCTAGTAAGGTGTCAGACCTATCGTTTGCTGGTATTCCGGTTAGTCCGCCTAAGGGGGAACTAGGGGCAGACGTGAAGTCTTCGTAAGCGCTAAACGGTGTCGCACTAAGATAAACGTAACCCCCTGCTATATCATCTAAGTCGTAACCCATTTGCCTAAAGTTTATATATATTTTCCCGTCGGAAGTAATCATTTGTTCTGTGCATAAGTCTTCATCTCCTTGGCATAAACCCGGCCTAGCTCCTTGGTTTATAGAATCTCTAGGAGTCATCCAAAAACCAGAGGGTCTTACGTTATTAACTTCCGCTATATCATAACCTGACTGAGGCGGATTAAATGCGTCTGTTGAGAACCCTCCATTTATTCTGTCTCTAGCAACCACAGCAATATCGTAATGGCGAAACGGTCCGTTAGGTAACGCATAGTTTTGTTCAAAAGGAAACTGGAACAAGTTCCGACTACCAGTGTAAGGGCCCCCTATAATATTACCTGTCAAAGCGTTACTACCCGGTAGGGGTTCCCTTATTGTCACAACGTACTCTAGCTCGATAGGCGGAGTTTGACCTAAAAAGCTAGCGTCCCAAGTAAAGGCTTGATCTTTACTCTTAGGTTTTATCACAGCTCCTTTGCTTATCGTATTGTTGTTAAAGTCGTCTGTCGTCAACCTTAACGAATGAACCGACACATCTCTTATCGGATTGTGCCCTGCTACGCTTATAGCTGGGGATTGAGCATTCCCGTCAGAAGGAGCTCCCGCTCCGTTAAAAGCGTAAGCTAGAAAATAATGGCTAACGTTAGCCGCAGGTATATGAAAATTAGTAATTTTTGTATTTGAGGTTGCCGCATTGAGTGTCGCTATTTTGGTTTGAGGTCTAGGTATAGGAGGCACTGTATTTACTATGAAGTCTCCGGTCTCTGGATCGGTAGATGTAGTATCCCAAGCCGCTCCCGTTTTTAAATAAATATTATAGTGAGAAGTTGAGCCTAGCTGAATAACTCCCCCCGCTCCAGTAGGCACATCAACCGCATAATCTATTTTTTTACTGTTTACGGTTAGGTCCCCCAAGGCTCCGGTGATTTTTAAAGGGGCCGGAGGGGCTGATGCAGAACCTACGACATTAGGGTCTCTTGGAGTAAACACAATTCCAGACTCAATAGCCGCAAATTTACCAGTGTAGTGTTTGCTGGCTGTAATTTCGTGCTGTAATCCGTCGGTTTCTTTAACATCTAGCACGTTATAGTACTCTGGCTCATATCGTCTATCATCAATACTCCATGAAACCCCCGTAGCTCTATCGTACCCAGCGGGTATCGTTCCAGTAGGGAAACCTATCACTGAACCAGATATGGGCCCGTTAACTCCTGTCCCTATAATTGTAGAAGAAAAAGTCCAATCGCTCAGAGCAGTGCTGAAAGGAGTTTTAGTTAACTGGCTTCTCCTCATTTGATCAGCATCAGAAGCTTTAAAGGTCCCATCATTTATTAAGCTATCGTCATACCAATAAGTCGGAGTTGTTAAAGATAGATCATAAGTGTGATTACTCTCTATGTTCGCATACCTGTCAAGAATTACTCCTGTAGCACTTACATCTATGATTCTACCACCTTGTAAATTTATCCCCCTGTTCTTGTCTGAAATTTGAATTACGTCTCCGGGTCGCACTAATAGAGAATCTAGGCCTGCAGAGAAGTTAACGGTTTCTTGTTCGTAGTTATTCGTATGTAATATCCACCTGCCCAAGCGAATAGCTTGAGTCTTACTCGTGCAACCAAAAGCCGTAACCTCTGTCTCTCTGATTCCGTATTTTCTTATCGCGTCTATGTCCTCAACATATTCTAAAGCGGGTTTAAAGAAATTTGTTTTATCTATATACCGAACTACCGCGACAGAAAATCTGGTTTTTTTTGCGCTAGAAGCGTAACTAAAATTCCCATCGGACACGTTCGAGTTCGTGAATTGAATTATAGGCTCTTTTTCTTTATCTTGGATAGGCTGTACTCCACCCATTCCGTAATATACGATACCTCTAAATATACTTGCGAAATCTTGTAAAACTTTAAAAGCTTCTTCTCTAGAATTTATCAATACATTACAGGAGAATCTAGGCTCAACACCATCTTCTCCGTTATCAACCATTACGTCACAATATTGTGCTATTTTGTAAAGAGTCCACTTATCTATATTTATAGATTCTATATATTTCCCTAAACCATATCTTTTATTTGTTACTAAGTCATAAAAAACCCAAGCGGGGTTGTCTGTCCAGTATTTTCCTAGCTCTCTAGCGGCCCCAACGTAGGTGTCATTTAGTTTACCAAATGGTCCAGTTATTTCTGTAGAAAAGGTCCCATTCCAATCATCTGGATTATAGTAACTTCTGGTAATCGGGTCGTAATTGCTTGGAATTTTAACCTTTAACAATCTCATATCAAAAGCTCTGTTGGGTATTTGGCTAAAAAATTCAGCATTAAATCTTGATGCTAATATTGCAGAGTTGGGATAAGATAAATTAGTTTGGAAAACTTCCGTTATGGAGTCTATGTAGCTTTCGTTTTGTACGAAAACATTTATAGAATCTAGGGTGAGTCTAGTTGCTTTAAACTCCCAACCTACTAGAAGATCTTTATTGACTTCTGCGTCTTCATAATTGGGAGTGGTTGATATTGTTAAAAGATAAGGGCTCGAAATTAAACCTTCAACGTCTGTTTTACCGTGAGCATTTTGCAGCCAAGCTCCTGCTGTTCCGTCTTTGTAGATCGCTCTATATTCAACATGGAACTCTATCCGAGTTCCAACTTGTTTATTTTGCTCGTCTTCAGTAAACTCTGAGCCTACTTTAGTATAAGAAAGCGCAGGAATTTTAATATTTATCTCAAGAGAGCTTATGTTTTTATTGTAAAGTCTAAAGTTTTTCGAATAACTTTTTCCGTCCACCTCTGGTCCGTAAAGTCTCTCGTTGATGACTTTAGTTTTAGTTGTCTTAGTTGCTTCTTCGGAATTTAAAAAGGTATCACTTTTTTTAATTCCTTGGGGCTCTCCGTCTGAGATAGCCCATCTAAAGTCTTGAAAATTCCAATAGTTCTTATTGTCTTGTCCAGCGGAGACTACGGAGACTTCGTTCAAATATATAGATCTTAGGTGATTCTCTGGGAAGCCTCCGAAATCTATGAATTGTCCAGAAGCATAACCAGTTTCCCCTATATTACCAGAAAGTTCATATTCTCCGGAGACTAAACCCTCCACTTGTCCTTCGCAAAGTAAGTCTAAAGTGTTAACAATGGTCCTAGAGGTAGTAAGTACTGAGCCAGAAACGATACCAAAGCCACTGCCCGTGGTTTGGTCTGTGAATGGAATTCCCGATAAGGAAGCAAAAGCATACCCCGCTCCCCCTAAGTCGCCCAAGGCCGCTACCTCGCCGCCTGTAACTGTTTGATAATTACTTAAAACTGCCATATTCTATATCACCCTACCCGCTTCATCAATACGTTTTCTTTCTACTTCATAGTGAGACATTATAACTTGACTACCAACAGTTAGTCGACCATACCCTATTGGAACTGGTCCGCCCTCATTGATAATATTAACTGGCCCGTTAAATAAATAGGAATTAGCTAAAGCTTGTGGGTCTGAGCTAGGGTTAGTTATTTGCCTATCCTCTGGGGGATCAGGAGGCTCTGACAGGGCGTTTGCCAACCCCGCAAAGAACAAGTTCGCTCCGATTATTTTCATCGTATTGTTTCCTCCGCTCAGCCCAATTAAGGCTGCGCCCCCTAGCATCCCACCCAATCCTCCGCCAAAGTCTAAAGCACCAGCAACGCTATCGAACAAACCCATGGCTCCTTCTACGACAGGTGCAACATCGATAGTCTTTAGGTTTTTGTACTTTATATTTAATGGGCTAGTCTCCTCGTTCCCGTTGTCCGTAAGGGTATTGTTGTTAACCCTTATCGAGAACTTGACCCCTTTTCTCGCTAGAGAATTTATGATAACTCTAAATTTAGAATTAGTCATGGTGTTTATAGCGTGAAGAGCTTCTTGAACGCTAGACACCGAGAGCTCCCAAGTTTTTCTACCGAGTTTCTTGCCTACAACACCATGAATGTTGATTTTTACTAAATTTTTATTCATCGTTTTCTGGCTCTAAGATTTCAAATTTCTCTGTAACGGTATTATATAAAATACTAACGATTTCTAAATCATCGCAAACCCCCTTATCTATGTCAGAGAAGGATTGGCCTTCGATAGTGTGCGAATGATATACCGCTAAGATGTCTCCTTCCACTAAGGCGTCTAAATATTCGTCTACAGATATTTTAAAAAAGTTTTTTTTGTCTTTCGCTATATTTTTACACTCGATCGTCCTTAGGGCTCCCTCTTCCGACTCTATTAAAAAGCCGCAGCATTCCTCCGGAAGGTTTTCGTCTGCGTGTCTTTTAATTCTGCTTTTTATTTTACTACTTAATTGCATTTTAGTTGATGCTCGTTCTTGTATTAGTGCCCGGAAACCCTCCGAAAGGTAAGAATTCGTTGGTGGGGTTACTGTCTGTGCAACCCGCTCCAGAGCAAGTGTGAGCTTTTCCGTTTAACCCCCATCTTAACTTACAGCCTTCTAAGGTCTTAGAGCATTGGTCAGGTTCCCAATAAATTCCATGAGGGGGGCATACTCCTGAAAAGTAACCGGTCTTCGCTACAAAATAATATTTAACATCATTCCTTTCTAGGAAAACTACATCCCCTGTTGTGTATCTAGCTCCCGTTATATAATCTCCAGAAAATTGATTTTGTCCTGTAATTCGACCAAGCCCTTCTCCCGAGTAGAGAGGGAGGCCGTTAGATCCGGTTACTGTTCCTGATATCATTTCATTATTAGCGTTTGCTACAGGCGCAGCAAAGTCAGGTAAATGACCTGTCGCTCCGAAAATTTCTTTTTGATCGTCCCCACTTGTTGGGCCTTGGAATAACTCTTTAAATTCATAGCAACAGCCCTCCCCTCTGTATTGAAATGGGCACTTAGTTGCATATATGACTCTAGCTGGTAGTCGTAGGTTGTCTAAATCTATCACCGAAGAAAGCTCAAATTGTACGTTATATTTATCTTCATTAGCCTTCCTCTCTATAAAATAAACGTCTCGAGGGAACTCGGCATCAGAGTCCGCTTCAGTGCCTACTCCCTCTATTGTATCTCCGCCTTGGTCTAAATCTAAGAATTTCGCAAAAGTCCTTACTCTAGTTACCTTAGCTCCCACTAAATTTTCATAACTTATAAAAACGCTTTTCAAAAGAGAGAACGCGGAGTTCTCTTCCATCCCTTTTACGGCAGTTATGGTTAACGTGGGAGTAGGTAGCGTTCCTGTAGAATTCATTTCAAAACCGTTTGTAGTTATAGGGAACGAATAGTAATCATTTCCTTGAAATTTTATTGTCATCCCTTTTAGGTTGTTCATGTTATGAAACCTAAATGGAAAAGTTGGAGGGTTCACGCCAGAAACCCTTAAGCTCAATAGCTCGCCTATCTCGGTTGCGTCAATTTCATAAAGAGTTATTAAGGCTGAGGGGTCCAGCTTCACAACTTCTGTTGCAATACTTTTTAACGAAGTCTCTGCCCCTGTTTTATTCATAATGTTTTAAGGTACCTCGTTAAAGTTCGCGGAGACACTCATTACTCCTTGAGCTACGATTGAGCTAGAGAATTCTCTACATATGAATTTTTTTCTAGTATTGTAAGGAGAAGGAGGGGTGAAGAAAAAGAAATCTTTACCGAATCTAGACTCTAAAAAATGGATGATTGCTGTTGCCTCTTTCATTTTTCTCCCGTCAAAGCTTAAGCTTATATTTACTAACGTATTATTTATTCCGTCTTTCATTCTTTGCTCATACCCGTCCCCAAAAGATATGGCTTTTACTTTCGGAGCATGTTGTACTGAAAAATTATAAGACGGTGTCCAGATAAAATGAGGAGATGTAACGTTCCCTGCGCTAGCGTGTTCTGAGGTCGGGGCTGTTATCATACCGCCCCAATAAGCCGCAGCGCCCCCCGTTGTCGCTGGGGTTTGTTGACAATTGCTACAATCTTGAAGAGCGTACCAATAAAGTCCACCACTCTTTACTATATCATCTTTTTTATAGCTGGAGCTAGCCGAGTAGTCATCTATGTCGTAAATGGAAGCCATTTTCCTTTAACCTTGTACCTGTCTATTATTTACACTCAGCGGTTATAAACCGTGTAATAATTATAGGGATTATACTCTTTTTTTTAAAAAAATAAAAAAAAGACAAGAGGAAAAAGGATGCCGTTTTATACCGCAAATAATACTAATTTAAGAATAAACGGAACTGGATACTACGTTTCAAACGCTTCTATCGATAGCAATGCATCGTTGAGTCCTGTATATAAAATTGGATCGATAGCTTCAGAAGAGTATGTTTCCGAGGGGCCGGTCCAAGGGGGGCTAAATATGAGCTATTATTTAACTGGCGCAGACCCTATAAAGCAATTAATCAACGAAGACTCTCCCGTATCAGGTAATTTCTGCGGTCTGTATTTTAACTCTGGATACCTAAACTCTTACTCTTTAAATTTTGAGCCAAATCAACCTCTTCGAGTGTCTGCAGATTTTCTTTTTTTTGGTAAAATGTCAGGAAGTTTTTCTCCCGAGGGGGCATCTTTGCCAGACGTAGCGATATTAAATTCTTCAGATTTCGAATTTAACGAAACCGGGGTAGTCAACGACAATCAAATACTCAGTTTAAGCTATCAATATAATAACACCCTGCAATCATATTATTCTATACAAGAGGTTGGAGAAGGTCTCGCTCCTATAAATGTAAAAAGCACCGCGAAAAGCGTTTCCTTAGAAGTTGGAACTAATGATTATGATATCAATGTTCCTTCCACGGGTTTGTTGTGTCAGGGGAGGATTGTGTTAAAAGATAGCTCCAATGTAGAAAAAGAAAGTTATAACATCAGCGGTGTAATGCGTAGTGAGGGTATGTCTGTCGATCCCTCTACGACCTTAGGAAAAAGCTTAAGCGTTATGCAAGCTAATTTAGCTATCCCACCAAGTATAGACGGAGTGTCCCCAATAAGTGGACCAACGGGGACGAGCGTGACTCTAAGTGGTTCTAATTTCCAAGACGTGGAGGCCGTCTTCTTCCAAGGACAAGAGCTATCTCACTCCTCCCCCGTGGGGACAACCGGTATAGCAGTTACCATCCCAAAAAATATGCCGGGAGGATCAGTTTTAGCTGCGCCTTTTGAAATAAAGACAAGAGGAGGTTCTTCAATATCGACAGGAGTATTTACCGTTTCTTAGGTTTGGCAGCCTGAAGCCTCTCAATAAGCTCGAATACTTTTATTTTCGGTAGATCATTCAAGGAATTCACCTTCGATATATCATAGTTTTCTGAGTCTAATTTAGACTTTAAAGTATCGAAAGAAACATTTTTCTTTTTCATTAACTCTTGAAGAAGGGTCTTCGGATCTGATTGGTTTAACGCTTGATCTCCTTGCTGAAGGGAGGCATTAATATTATTGCTACCAGAAAGCTCTTCTTTACCGACAATAGCGATTCTTAAAAAATTACGAACGCAACGAACAAACGCTCGATTTTCTGCACATGCGGCCAAAAAGGCTTGTCCGAAACCCGTGGTATTGTTAGGCGAAGCATCCCCAATAGCTGAAAACATAACCTCTTGTCCTTCCGTTTCGTAATTAGGTCTCCAAGTTATATTACATGTAGCTACTACATAATCAGAACTAGGAGAAACGACATCGTAAGTTACGTTCGTGTATCCTCTGATTTGAGCTAGTTCCTTAATGCCTCCTAAAAGAATGATTAACTGCCAGTCTTTTAG